CAGTTAACGAAAAAAGCCGCAACAAGTGCGGCAATCTTTAAATGGTCAATATCCATTATTTCTTAACCGGCTTTCCACCGGTTTTGCCTTTCGGTTTCTGTTTGCTGTTTGACATTTTTAAATCCTCATCAATAAACATAGTCAGAAATATTTACATTAACAAGCGACGTTGTGTTGATTACATCACCAGCAAAAGCAGCATCAACGCCAGCACTGCAACCAAGTGATGAATTCCAAATCTTGCCATTCCAACCAGTTCCAGCGCCAGCAAGTGCAGCAGCGCCAGACACGGAGCTTGAAATAGTCAAACCGTTTGCCTTAAACGATGAAAAATCACCAGCAGTCAAATCGATAGCGTTGCTTGAAAAGCCAGTAAATGCACAGTCAAGCAAATCTGCAGTGTGAGATGTGCCTGTTGTTGTATACCTTAACACATCACTGCCGCCAATAACCGCCATTTTCTCTGCAGCAAATGAGAACGATGATGAGCCACTTGACGCCGATATGGCCAAAACTGTTGCCGGAGCAATCACTGATGAAAGCACGCTTACAGATGCAGATTCAGACCTGATAAAGCCGGTGCCGTTAATTACATCAGCTGCCACACACCTAACCAGGCTAAGTTTTGTGTTCGCGCCAAGCAGGTCAAAATAACGCAAAGACTTATCAGCAGATATGCTCATATCTTTCAGCCCAAACACAACGCTATTGCCGTTGGTGGTCATCTGAAACGTAGCATTTGCACTGCCATCAGCTGGAACTGTCAGCTTGGTCTTTGTAGCGCCACTGCCGCAAAGGTACATGTGCTCGGTCGGGTCGCCGCTTTTTGCATTTGAATTAAACTTAGGCTGAATGTTAGCGCCAGAATAAACGGTTTCCGCATCAACCACGACAACGGACGCGCCATAAGTTCCTCTATCCCCAGATACTGCGTAATCAATGCTTGCAAATGCCGCCGAAGGTTTGCGTCCGTTGTTTGAGTTTGAGCCGCTCACTGAGTCAACCCAGAAAACAGGATGAATAGTGTCTAGCACATAAGACTTTTTGAACTCACCCATAAACAGGTTTTCTGACTTTTCAAACACAGCCATGTTTTCATCTGTCTTGCCTGAGCCTTTTGAGCAGCTCAAATAAAACTTGTTGTTAATGGCGCAAAATCCGAAAGGCGCAATCTGTTCGTTATTAATTGAGCGGTAAGCGGCAACTGCTTTCCATTCCGTCTTGTCTAAGTTGCTAGCAATGATTGCGCTGTGCATAAATCCAGAGCTTACAGTGTCAACTCCGGTGCAAAAATAAATAGTTCCATCAGAATGACGGCAAGAGAGCCAGCCAGCATTGCCTTTTAGGTTTGAGCCGGTAGCTGAAACTCGCGTAATGTCATTTTTTGTAAAGTCTGTCGAATGACTAAAAATTCCGGTGTATGCCTCGTTATTTGCTAGGCCGGAGTTAGCATCAGGCATCCAATACATTTTATCGCCATCAAATGCTAAATCAACAGCCCTGTGCGACTGCGTGCCTGTCTTGCAACGCAGCCCTAATGATTGTGTCAAGTTTGCAGGCGATACGTTAACAGCCCACGATGCAACACCATCCCAGCTGTATATCGCAGACTCTGCATTACTGTCCCCAGTGCAAACAAAGATTCTGCCAGAAACTGGATCTTGTTTGACACAATGAATGTGCCTGGTATTTCTGACTGATCCATCAGTATTCCATCGAGTAACTTGAGACCAAGTTGCGCCGGCATCTGTTGATTTCAGCAGGTATACGCCGTCATTTGTTGAGCCTGCAACCCTGCTGCCGTTTACGTTGTATGTGCCGTACAGGATTACTTGCGATCCGCCAATGGTCGCAACCTCAATGCTACGATCAGTAAGCATTTTTGACGCAGTCATTGGCGGAGTGTAAACAAGCGACCAAGTTGCGCCAGAATCAACAGAGCGGTATAGAGGAAATGAGCCGCCGTTATTTACCTCAACAAGCAGTGTTGCTGCATTGATAAATTTAATGCAAGAGACCGTGCCAACAGGTAGCGCGGCGCCGAAAGTTGTAATAACTCCCGCCGGAGTGCACTTCTTTACCTCCGTGTCAGCGGCAGATGTTACGCCATACATATTGCCACCGAATTCCGTGATTAGTCTGAACTCATGCCAATCAACGGGTGTCACTGCATGTACTTTATTTCTTTTTTCAACAGCATCAATCAGGGCGTTAACTGATGCCGCCACCTCTGCGCCAGTCGATGCAGCTGAATCGTTTACGCTAGTGCCAGCAACTAATTTATCAATACTCATATTAACCCCACAATCTTGAATTAACCGTTAACCTGCCGGAAGCAATTAAGCGCCCCGCTTGGATGAATAATGGCTCAGCATTTGGCACTGATGTATGCGTGACGATGTACGCCTTGCATCCGGCGCAGCCAGTGAGCGTTACAGAGCCTTTTAGCCACTCCCTGATAGAATGCAGAGGGATAGCTACTGAAGCGCCGTTAGCGACTGCAGCGAACGTTAAACCGCCTGACAAATCAGCGTAGCCATAACCACGAATGAAGAAATTAGCCGGCGCAGTTGAACCTGTGACTTTAGGCGTCTTTGCTGAGCCGGTATTATTTTCAATCACCAGAAATTGGTTGCCGTCAGGCTGAAAGATAAAGCTATCACTGCCGGTCAGTGTGGTAACTGGCAAATTAACAGCGCCTTTAACATTGATGCTGGTTTGCGTAATTAAAGCCATCAGCATTCCTCCGTAACGATTGTGCCGTGCCTGCAAATTGTCCGACCGCTAGGGCTTGTTGTGGCGACAAACTCAAGCTCAACAGTTCCTAGCGAATTGGCAGTAAACATGAAAAACACGCTAGCGCCTGAAATCGTGATAGAACCAACTGTAATCACCGCTGACGATGCCGTTACAGTGCAAGACGCGATTGATTCAGTGCCAAGCCAATCTGGATCAAACTGCGCCTCATACCTGTCAATCTTGCCAACTTGCGCATTGCGGGGAAATCGCATGTTACGCCCCTTTTGTGATGGTCACAGAGGTGATTTGTGATGTACCGCCGGCAACGTAGCTTAGCGAGCTGACGATAACTTGAGCGCCGCTCGTACCGACTGTTAGTTGTTCAACATAGGAGCCTGATACGATGCGGGCAAATGTCGGCGTTTGTGTGCCTGAGCCGCCAATGGTGACATCTGAAATTGCATTGGCTGACATGCTACCGGACGATGCGCCGGCAAAGCCTGCTAACGTGTGCGCAGCCAAGGCTGTATTGCCAGACAAGGCTGCATCAGCATTCGCCGGAGCTGTACCGCTGTAAATTGTCAATGTGCCGGTGCCAATTGCTGCGCCGTAGTCGTTCAGGATTTTGTTTCGTAAAGCAACGTTTGCTGACATGGTAAACCCTCAAAATTTGATTGTGCGTGAATTCTCAGTGAATCTAATTGTACGTGATTTTTCAGTAAATGTAATTGATGCGCCATCCTGTGGCGCTGCTTCTGATGGCTGAGTTGCAAATACCGAAAAGCCAAAGCTGCCCATATCAAAAGCTGTCGCGGCGGTGATTGGTGGATTGATTACTGAAGCCGATGCAGCAAACCCAAATGAGCCAATGTCAAATGCAATAGATGCCGACTCGTCGGTGCTGGCGATGCTTGCGACTACCGCAAAGCCGAAATCACCCAAATCAAAAACAGCGTCGGCAGAAAATATCGGAACAAATGAATTTGCATCTACAGCAAAACCAAAGTCACCGATTGAAAAACTGACCGTTGCGCCGCCTGATGGTGCCAGGTTATCAGCAACAGCATCAAAGCCGAAATCACCGATTGAATATGCAATGTCAGAGCTAACCAACGGCACTGAATTTGACGCTGAAACATCAAAGCCGAATGCGCCTAGGTCGTAATTAACTGACGCAGTAACAGAGTCTGAGTAAAAGCTAGAGATTAAGCCATTACCAACCGCAGTAGCTGCTAAGGCTGTTTCCGTGTCGGTCTCATAGTGGATCTTCTGGTATAGCGGCCAAATCTCCGGCACTACGTTTGACACGTTGGCGCTTGTGGCGGCAATGTCTTTAATCCACTGCCGCACGTTGGCGTATGGCGTCGTGTTCTCGCCGCTGATTGCCACCAGCATACTGTCCGCACTGGTCAGTGCTTTAAGCTGGTCGATCACCGTGTTGTAGCGTGATTTAAAATCAGCCTCGGCAGTCTCGAGAACTGAGTCACCTTCACCAATCCAAGTCGCCACCGCCTCAACGTGGCCGGTTGGTGACTCCGCGCCGTAGAACGTCAGCATCCGGTTGTTTAGTGATTGGCCTGGCTGCCACTGAGCTAACGATGTTCCGCCAGCCGCCACACCAATAAACAATACCGGACATTCCAGCGCTGCGGTCAGCTGCGTTGCGAGCAGCGGGAATATTGAACCATTAACCGTGTAAGTATCAAACGGGTCAGCAGTCGCCACAACTTGAGTATTGCTCTCAACGGCCCGCTTTCTCCACCAACCCGCCGGACCCGTGTAGGTTTGCGCGTTGTTTGCACGACCCGAGAAATTCGACTGGCCCCAGAATAAAAACTTAGCACCGACCGCGATACCAGTGTGGCTATCTGTGGCGGCTACAAAGTTAGATACTCGCACCTCTACGGCGCCGACGCCGACTGCAGCACCTGTTAACGTGCCTGAAAATGTAGTGGTGGGGGTCGCGTCAACCACTTGCCACGCGCCACCATTGAATCGCGCCTCAATAGTAGCGCCGGCAGTCAAGTCAGAGCATGTGCCATTAATGGCGATGTTGCCGGTGTTGGTGGTCTTGTCACGCGCCAAAAACACGTTAGCTGCTGGGTTAATCAGCAGGATGGTCGGGTTTGACGCTGTGACAATACCTCTGTCATTTCCAGACGGGCCTGTGCCGTCCAGTACGCCGCCAGTTGCCGCCGTAAAAATGTCGTTTGCGTAATCCGTGAACGCTGCAGCAGTTACGCCAGTCAGCGCGCCGGTGCCTGATGCGCTAGTGTCGCCAGACGCCATAAAGCTGACGGTTGCAGCAGTGGTTGCGCCAAAGAAGTCAGTTCCATTGTTATATGCAACAACGTTTTCAATGACTGTGCCCGCAACGTCTTTGCGCATCCCGCAGTATGACGCCGTTGTACCGGCTTCTTTGTTGCAGTTGACCAGTACCACGTTTCTAGCGGTGACGCCTGCGAAGGTATTCTGAATACCCGCACGATAAGCATCCTCGACAACTGTGTTTTCAACCAGTAGCGTGCTGCCCGATACTGCATTTTGGCAGCCATGCCGCCCGCCACGAAGCCAGCAACCACGAATTGTTACATTCGCTACAGCTGCGCCGGTGTTGATCAATGATGTTGTCGGGCTGGTGCTGGTGCCGCGCACCTCGATATTTTCAAGCGTTAGTTTAGCAGTTCCAGTTGCCGGCATGTTGATGCCGCCGCCAGCTGATATAATCGCGTGTGGTGCGGTAGGGTTGGTGGGGTCAAATTCAAGACCGGCGCCGGCGCGGATCACAATCTCCATGGCGAAGTTGCCAGATGTGGCAAGGCCGGAGCTTAACCCGCCTGTGGCAGTGATGACGTCGCCGATATAACGATCACCAGCACCACCAACTCGCGCAGCGAAAAAGGTCTGGTAGTTTGGAAAATCAGCGCCAGAGCCGGAAGCTCCAATCGTTTTAATTACATCAGCCATTGCGCACCCTCAAATTTTGAACAGTTTAGCGCACAACGGGCAAATAAAAAAGCCGCTATAAAGGCGGCTTCTTTGGCTTCTGCTTGCTGCTACTCAGAAGGCTTCTTTGGCTTCTGCTTGCTGTTGGAATCTTCCTCGACTCCGCCAGTGTTTTGCAGTAGAGCAATCAGCGCCTCATCTTCAGTTTCAAACTCGCCAGCCTTCAGGAAAAGCAAGGAGCCGCTGAAAATGATGCTGGTGTCGTAAGCGATATTAAATACCATTTATCCACCTCAGCCGATGTTGAACAAGCGAGCTGCGTGAGTCTTAGACTGACGGAACTCAACAGCAAAGTCACCGATGACGCGCACAGATTCACCGTCTTGGCCTTTCTGCGTTGCATCCAGAGTGCGCCACGCGCCTGAGTCAGCAGCGTTATTCGCATTCATCGGCACAACTGAAATCATGCCAGAATCGAAAATCATCAGCTCATCGTCAGCTAAGTTGGTATCAACCACGATACGGTTAACGTTGCCGATTAACGGCAGGTCAGACGGCAGGGTTAATACTGAGCCTTCGTCAGCTTGCCAATCAGCTAAGCGGGTGCTGTCGTAGTTTGCAGCAACCAGAGCAGACAGTTTGCGGGCTTGCTTGATGCCGACTGCGATCGTGTTGCTTGTACCGCCACGAGCGATAATCTCAGCGTTGACTGCATTGATTTGATCTAACGTCAGCACTGCAGCAGAGTTGTCAGTTTTGATTGCGCCAGCTTGGTCCAAATAGAAACGCATGCCGCCAGTGTAGGTGACTTCTTTGCTGTTAATGGTTGCAGTTGCGCGACGGCCACGAACCAAAGCGCGGTTTAACTGAATAGCCAGTTGACGCACACGCTCAGCGGTTTGGAATGTCAGGTCGTTTGTGTTACCAAACTGCAGGGTTGACAGCGCACGGCGTGAGAAGTCCAGCGCGGTATCCATGGTCTGGAAGAAGTTTTCCACAGTGTCAGGCTGGAAAATGCCATCGACTGCAGACAGTGAGTTTTCTTCACGACCAACAGAGTCAATTGTCAGCACTTGACCAGATGTCAATGCAGCCGCAGTGGTGCTACCGAAGCCACGAACAACCGTTAAGTTGTCACCTGAAACGGCAGTAACCAGGATAACTTCTTGTGAGCCGGTTGGTGATAAAGTCATACCTGCGCGGAACTTGCCACCTTCACCGGCTGTCACAGGGATAGTGGTTGCGCCAACAAGCACGGATGCAGACGTTGCTGAATAGGTTGCGTCTACACGCATATCCAGCCAGCTCATCTTATAGCCTTCATACGCCTGGCGCGGCTGACCCATCATTACAGATGATAAAATGCCGATGCGATTGCTGCGTGCAATCTCAAAGGCTTCGTTAATAACTTTGTCGTTCAGGGCTGACGCTAACAGACCGCTGGTAATTGGTGATGCCATGATTTATGCCTCAATTTTGGTTGTTTAATGCTGCGTTTAAATATCCGCGCAAGTCGCCTTTTTTCTTGGCTGCTTCCGCTCTTGCATTTTGGTCTGGGGCACCGCCGCCATTACCGCCATTGCCTCTTGCGTTGCCAATCCCCTCAGTTGGGATTTTGGCTTTAATAAGCGGCTGGAAGATTTCACTCTTTGCGATCACTTCGTCAAAGAATTCCTGCCGCGTTTTAACGCTGCTGGCACTGCCGTCAACGTTGTAATAAATCTCTTCGCCTGTGATTGGGTCGTAATCGACCATTGAGTCAATCAGGCGCTTATATGCGGGTTTGCCGCTATCAGTGGCGTATGATGACAGCTCACTGACAATTGATGATTTTGCGCTGGCTTTCGCTTTGTTAGTCAGGGCGTCAATGCGCTCCTGATACTGCTTCAGCGTTTCACCGTGCCGACGCTCTGTATCTGCTAAAAGCTCATCAACTTTGCCGTCAGCCTTCAGCTTTTCCAGCGCCTTGCGCTCTGCCTCTGCTTCACTTTCAGCTTTGCGCTTTTCGTACTCGCTCAACCGGCCAGACGTTTCTTTGTATTTGTTGTCCAGCTCGTTCAGTGAGTTTTTCAGCTTTGCCGCCTTCAGCTCACCAACAGGCTTGTAAATATCACCTTCAAGCGCATAGTCGTCACGAATAAACTCCGGCAACTGCTCGTATTGTTCTGTCGTTAAATCAGCCATCAGGTACAACCCTCTGTTATTTCATCCAAGCGCAAGCACGGCTTACGCGATATTAGTTTAATGGTAACGCGTAACTACGTCAAATTTAGCGACATTCCGCCGCCCGAATCCATCTCTGCGGTCATAGTCTCGTAGTCATCAGAACCCCACCCGCCCTGAACCCAAGCCTTGAGGCCTTGATTTTTGGTGATAACCCCTCCAGCTACCGCCGCTAATATCTGCTGAGCTTTCTGTGGAGACATCTCGCGCTTACTGAATTCTTTGTTCAGGGTGATAACTACTTTATCTAAATTCTGCTCAATGGCATCTTGCGACCATAAACCTTCGAACATGCCGCAGTACAACAAAACAGCGCGCCAAGCATCCTCAACCGATTGCGCCATGACGGTTAAGCGTGAGGTCTGCTCAGCTGCATCAATGCTTGCCTCTGTCGCTGTGCGGTCAACTTTTGAATCTGACGGGAAAGATGCGCCAAGCGCTCGCATTTCATCGTTGTTGTCTTTGATGGAATTGACGTATCCAGTCAGGTCTGTTTGTGCGCTGAGGATTTCAGCCTTTACATCTCCTGCCCACAGATTCGCAACTTGACTGCCAACGCCGACATAGCTGCGCCCGTTTACATCTTGGAATTGCTTCCAAGCATTTTCATCAACGCCGTAATAGTTCAGTGTTGGCGGCAACGACTGCATAGCCTCTTTCATGTCTGCACTGATGACGTAGTTGTGCAGAGTCAGATCAACGATAGGAGACAAGTAGCCAAGCTCCTGCGGCATTGAGCAAAATATGGATAAAGTGAAAGTATCGCTGAATAAAGAATTCAGCAGCATGAAGCTTAGCCCGCAGGAGGTTCAGCAGCTGCTGGCGGCTCAAATGCAGGGCGTACTGCCAAAAGATGAAGTTTTACGCATTTTGGCGAGTAATTGTTTCTAACGGCATGGCTAAGCCTCAATTCGTTTTGTCAAGTATAAGGCGTAACGCGTAACCTTGCAACGAGGCTGAAACAAGGCAATAAAAAGCCCAGATTGTTCTGGGCTTGTTTTGCATCGAATTGATAGCGGCTATTCTGCCAGCGGAACTCTGGCAACTTCTCCAGATAAAATAGATCGAAGCAAATACCCCTCAAGCGACCAAATTTTATTGCGGGCATTATCTCTGGCAATTTTACGACCGATTTCGGCGTTGAAGTTTTCAGGGCTTGCGCATGCCGATTCGCCGCAAACCGTATAGCCATTACGCAGGGTCAGCAGGCATACGGTAAAAGTCGTGCCGTGAAACACATGGTATTGCTCAGACACGATAGTAAAGTCAATATGTGAAGGAGTAATGCGCGGAGCTGTTAAGCCTTTATCTTTAATCTCTTGCTCTAACTTTTGTTCATCATTCATGTTGTCAGCCTCATTATCAATCCATGCCGTTATGGCGTAATCAGTATAACATCAACCGCCATCAAGTGCGCGGAGTTCTGCGAGTGTCAGCGGTCTGCCGGCCATATCATAAAAACGCTCCAAAGATACCCTGCCAGACATAAACAGCTTTGCTCTTTCCTTGCCTAATGTTGACTCGACAAAGAATGGCGGCTGCTTGCGCAACCAGTCATCGTAAACTGTGCCGGCTTTGACCTGTTCAGGCTTGAAGATGTTCAAATCTTTCTTGCCTTTGTAGCGAACTTTTTTATCTGTCTTTTCCTGCTTGGCGTCGAATGCTTCGGCGGCGGCTTTAGTGTCTTGTCCACCAATGGCCGCTCTAGTTCCTTCAAGGTCTACACCTTCAGGCAGGGCTATCACGCTTGTACGACAAGCCCAGTGAAACGGCGGATAACCTATAGGAGACTCACCAACCGGCCAGCCTTTAGCGTATTTTGTGCCAATCCAGCGGCATTTATCAGATATGCGGTTGTCGAATGTGACGATTGGATATTCTCTGGCTAGTTTGTCGGTGTTGTCGGCAAACATCGCTTGCCGTGCTTGTGTTGAATAATGCTGAACTCCTGTCCTCGCCAAAGCCTCAG